CTGGTGCTGACGTGGATCGGCGAAGTCGGTGCGAAGAAGGTGTCGCAGATCGGCACGACGACGCGCATCCAACTGCGCTCGATCATCCGTGCGGCGCGCGAAGAAGGCCTGGGCGTGGCGGAGACAGCCAGGCGCATCCGCTCCGACCTGGGTGGAACGATCGGTAAAGTGCGCTCTGCTATAATCGCGCGCACTGAAACGCACACCGCGGCGAATGCGGCGCAGCTCTTCGCTGCCGAGTCGCTGGGGAGAAAAGATATGAAGCGCGAATGGATCGCCGCGATGGACGAGCGTACGCGCGACGATCACGCCGCGGCGGATGGGCAAATTGTTGCGCTTGAGCAACCGTTCACTGTCGGAGGTGAGTTGCTGATGTACCCAGGCGACGCCGGTGGATCGCCGGAACAAACAATCAACTGCCGGTGCACGACCGGCTTCATCGTGGACTGAGAGGAACTATGAAACCTGAATTCAAGCGGTTCGAAGCGCAGTGCGAATTCAAGGCCGACACGCTGGATGCCGACGGCACCTTCAAGGGGTACGCGAGCGTGTTCGACGTCATCGACCTGGACCAGGACATGATCGTCAAAGGCGCATTCAAGAAGACGCTCAGCGACTGGAAGAAGCGCAAGGCGCTTCCGCCTGTTGTCTGGCAACACGACTTCCGCAATCCTGTCGGCCCGTACAAGGCGATGGAAGAAGACGACCACGGACTGGCTGTCGAAGGCCTGCTGCTCGTGGACGAAGTGCAGAAGGCGAGGGAAGCGCGCGCATTGATGAAGCACAAGGCCGTGAGCGGTCTGAGCATCGGCTTCATCACGCGCAAGTCGAAGAACGGCAAAGACAAGGATGACCGTCCGATCAGGGTCATCACCGAGTTGGAGCTGCTCGAGGTGAGCATCGTCACTGCTGCGGCGAATCCCGCAGCGCGTGTGACTGACGTGAAGAACACCGGACTGATTACGCCGGAGTTGATCGCCGGCTTGAAGTCTCTCAAAGAATTCGAGGAAATCCTGCGTGAGGCTGGGTTTACTCGCAGTGCCGCGACGGCGTTTGTCGCAAAGTGCAGGAAACAGGGCGAGCCTGTGGAAGAGAAGGAAGCGGCGAAGCTGATTGCATCGCTGCGCGACTATTCCAATCAACTCAGCAAAGGAGCATGAGCATGAAATCGTACGTGCAACACAACTGGCACTGGATGGTGCTGGCGACGATCGCTGCCCTGGTGATCGTCGGAACGGGCCACTACGTCGGACCGGAAGCCGCGGGCGCGATGCTCGTTGCCGAAGGCGCCGGCGCAGCGACCATCGAGGAAGTGGCTCGCGCCTTCGAGGAATTCAAGAAGGCCAACGACGAACGCCTGAAGCAGGTCGAAGCCAAAGGCCGCGCCGATCCCCTGCTCGTGGGGAAGGTGGACAAGGCCAATACGGCTATCGAAGGCATGCTGACGAAGCTGGAGGCCGGCGAAGCCGAGGTCAAAGCGATCAAGGCACGCGCCGACGCGCTCGAAGCGACGCTCAAGCGCATCTCCACTGGCGCCGGCGGTCAGGCGAACAAGGTCGAAGCGAAGCACATGGCCGAGTACGCCGCCATGTACGGCATCGAGGTCGAGAAGGCCGACGAAGCCGTGTACGTGGAGCACAAGAAGGCGCTCCAGCACTACATGCGCAAGGGCAGCACCGGCAAGCTGGCCGAGTTCCAGGCGAAAGCCATGAGCGTGGACAGCAACGCCGATGGCGGCTACTGGGTCATGCCCGATACGACCGGGCGCATCGTTACCAAGGTGTTCGAGTCGTCCCCGATGCGGCAGTACGCCGCCGTGCAGGGGATCAGCACGGATGCCCTGGAAGGCGACTATGACCTGGACGAAGCCGGCAGCGGATGGGTCAGCGAGCGCGGCACGCGTGCCGAGACGACCACGCCGCAGACCGGCCAGTGGCGCATTCCGACGCACGAGCTGTACGCCGAACCGCGTGCGACGCAGAAGCTGCTGGACGACAGCATGGTCGATCCGGAGGCGTGGCTGTCCGGCAAGGTGTCGGTGAAGTTCGCTCGCGACGAAGCCAACGCTTTCGTCGTCGGCGACGGCAACGGCAAGCCGCGCGGCTTTCTCACCTACGCCGACGGCGTGCCGACCAAAGGCGCGTGGAAAGTCATCGAGCGCGTCAAGACCGGAGTCGATGCGAACTTCGCAGCGGCGCCGGCCGGCCCGGACATCTTCTTCGACCTGCTCGGGAAGATGAAGGATGAGTACCTCAACGGCGCGATCTGGGCCATGAACCGCTTCACGCGGGCCGCGGCCCGGAAGCTGAAGGATACCGACGGGAACTACCACATGCAGATGGACGTGACGCAGGGACTGCGTATCACGATCCTGGGATTCCCCGTCGTGGCCTTCAACGACATGCCGAACTACAACGTCGCCGATGCGCTGGCGATCGCGTTCGGCAACTTCGGCGCCGCGTACCAGATCGTCGATCGCATCGGCATTCGCGTGCTGCGCGATCCGTACACCGCCAAGCCGTACGTGAAGTTCTACACCACCAAGCGCGTGGGCGGCGACGTCATCAACCACGAGGCGATCAAAGTCGCCCAGTTCGGCGACTGAGCCGAGCTGCAACCCTGAAAGGAGAAAGAAGCATGAATCGCGAAATGGCAACGCAAGTCGATCCGGTGCTGGCCGTGCCGCCTGCCGTGTATGCGGCGACGCAGGCTGCGCTGGCGATCGTCGACACGCGCGGCGCGGACGCAGCGACGGTGCTGCTCAACGTCGGCGCGATCGTCGCGTCGGGCAACATGACGCCGAAGCTGGTGCACGGGAACGATTCCGGACTCAGCGACTCGGCGGATGTCGCCGCGGAAGACCTGGTGGGCGCTTTCCCGTCGGTGCTGCTGGCGGCGTCGGCGGTCAAGGTGGGGTATCGCGGCGGCAAGCGATACCTGCGTGTGGTGCTCACGCTCAACAGCGGCACGAGCGTGGCCGTCGGAGGCGTGATCCTTCTCGGCAAGCTGGACATCACGCCGGCCGAGTAACACCAGGGCTGTGAAACACATCGCACGCAGGCTTACCACCTGCGTGCGATTTTTCCCATGAAAGGAGAACAGGAATGAAAACAGCAACGGTGAAGAAGGAGTTCAGGTACGCCGTGGATGGCGTCAATCCCACGACGTTCGCAGTCGGCGAGCAGGAGTTGCCCGACGACGCCTACGCCTACGCCGAGCGCAAAGGCCTGCTCGGCAAGACGGAAGACAAGGCGCGCAAGCCAGAAGAAAACAAAGGGCGAAAGGAGTAAGACATGCAGTCGTCCAAGCTTCAGCTTCTTACGGCTGCAACCGAGCAGCCGTTGACAGCAGCCGCGCTGGCAGCTTGGATCGGCTGCTCCACATCTGATCCGTTGCTCGAGCCGTTGATCGGAGCAGCAGCGGATGTTTGCGAGAAAACACTCGGCGTAGCACTGCTGACCCAAACGTGGCGGCAGAAGTACGACGTCGTGCGTGCGCCCGACGACTGGTGGGACGGTGTGCGCGATGGGCCGACGGTGAACGTACACCGTCTGCCGAACATGTTCGCGTTCGCCCGCTGGCCGGTGCAGAGCGTGACGCACATGAAGTTCTTCGCCAACGACGACAGCGAGACGGTCGCCGATGCTGCGTCGTATTTCTTCAGTGCTGTGTCTCGTCCACCGATGGTTGGGTTGCGGACTGGATACACCTGGCCGAGCATTGACTATCGCGTGCTGGACTCGGTGGAAGCGCAATTCATCGCCGGATATGCTGGAGTTGGCAGCATCCCGGCAGCGATCGTCAACGGCATCAAAGCCTACGCTGCTTTCCAGTACGAGCACCGCGGTGCGTGCGACATCGACGACGCGCTCAAGAACAGCGGAGCGCTCGGCTTCTGGAAACCCTACAAGGTGATGAAGACATGAAGTGCTGCGACCTGACAGCAGGGATGCTTCGGCACATTGTTGAGTTCCAGAATCCTCCCGCGATCGCCGATGGACAGGGCGGTGTCGAAGGGAGCTGGACGACGCACGCATCCAACGTGCGTGGTGCGCTCAGACCTGTGTCGGGTAATGAACGGTACTTCGGGCAGCAGCTTGAGTCCGCCGTTACGCACCACTTCTTCATGCGCTACAGAAACGACATCACGGCCAAGCAGCGGCTTGTCTATGAAGGCCGGAACTTCCAGGTGCGCGCGGTGATCGACATCGAAGAGCGCAAACAATGGCTTGATCTTCTCGTTGAAGAAGGAGTAGCGACCTGATGGCACGCAATCCCATCTCCACCAGGCTCGAAGGTTTCGAGCAGACATCGCGCGCTCTGAAGCAGTTCGGCGGCGATGCTTCAGCCGGCCTTCAGGACTTGATCCAGCGCACGGCGGTTCGGGTACAGGCGACGGCGGTTCGCTCTATTCAGCGTGGTCCTAAGAGCGGCAGGCGCTATCGTAGGGGCAGTAAGTGGCACCAGGCGAGCGCGCCCGGGCAGGCGCCCGCTACCGACACCGGTGCCCTGGCCAGCAGCGTGGCGCGAGTGGATGGGACGATGGAATCGGCCGTGGGCACCGGCCTG